AAAAACTTGAACCTTATGTTGGTTCAGGAATACCAGATACTACCACCAACCTAATTCTAGGTAGCGAGAGATATGCTGATGTTCCTCTTGATCCACCAATATAAATATAGAAACAAAAACTTATTATGACTAAAGAAGATTTTAATGGACCTAAAGTTCTTGTAGACTTTTGGGCTGAATGGTGTGGACCGTGTAAAGTAATGAAACCTACATTAGAAAAATTTGCTACTGATAACCCTAATGTGGAAGTTATCTTTTGTAATGTAGATAAAGAATCAGACCTTGCTAAAGAATATGGTATTAGAAGTATTCCTACTCTATTGTATTTTGAAAAAGGGGAAATTAAAGGAAAAAAGATTGGTAACGTTTCTACTGGTCAAATCAAGGAATTAATAAATGGTATCTAATTATTTTATTGCATATATTACTATGGGCGTGGTGTGTGGGTTTTGTTTTGATACTCTTTACCAAAGACTAGGTATGGAGCAGGCATCTAACTTTGAAAGAATATTCTGGTTTATTGCATGGCCTTTCTTTGTACTTATCTTTTTATATGGTATATTTAAAGATGATGAATAATTTTTAATAAACACTTTCAGAACACATAACAACCTGTTATAATTATACTATAAACAATATAACAAATATGAATAAATTTACCGCACCCTTCGCATTCGCCTTTTTACTTATACTAGGTTTTGTGATTATGGCATTGTTACTTGCATGGCCTACTCAATGGCTTTGGAATGAATGCCTCGTATCGGCTATTGATGCTGTTAATCCTATTGGATTCTGGCAAGCCTTTGGATTAAATGTACTATTTTCAATTATCTTTAATAAGAACACAGTAAACCCTAAGAAATCAAAGAAGTAAAATCGAATGCCGCTGTGGTGAAATTGGTAGACACGAGGGACTTAAAATCCCTTTCGCCGAACGGTGAGTGACGGTTCGAATCCGTCCAGCGGTACTAACCTTAATAATTAAAAAAAATGACAGAACCAAAATTTAAAGTAGGAGACAAAGTCTCATGGATTAAACCTATGGCATGTGTACCTCACCCAGAGGGAAAGACTGACCGTAATGGTGTAGTACTTCCAGTGTTTAGGGACAAATTAGAAAAAGGCCGAGTTATGAGTTATAACTATCACGGATATTCAATAAGACCTGACTGGGCAGAGGAATACAAAAATTCACTATGTGGCGAAAGGTACTATGATGTTACTATTTATACAAATGACAAATCTCTTAAATCAATTTAATTATGGAAAATACAATTGATGTAAAAAGTAAAGATGAAGTATGGTGGGCAACTACTAACGAATATGATCTTGAAGTAAACGGAGAAAACTTATCAATGAGAATTGCTGAAACTCCAAAGAGTACAGAATTCTTTGTATGGAATGAATCTACTGGCTGGGAAGAAGCTGATACTGATACAGGTATTATGGAAATAGTTTATGAAGCATGGAGTAACGGAGAATTAGAATAAAACATTTAGGAGGGGTGAGTACGCTGTTAGGCTCGACACCATTGAAAAAAGGTTTATAGTAAAGTCGGCAAACCAGAAACCTTGAAACACCCATAAACCTCCTCCTAATTTTATGGACTCGTAGCTCAGCTGGATAGAGCATCGCCCTTCTAAGGCGACGGTCATAGGTTCGAATCCTATCGGGTTCACAAATGAAATAAAATAATATGGTAGAATATAAAAATAGACACGGAGACGTTTACACGTTCACAAAACAAGAAGATGGGTCGGTCCTATGGGAAGGTTCATTTGAGCACTGTAGAATTGGAAGTTCTAATGATTATAAGTTAGCTTATCAAAATTACTGTAAGGATAGTTCTGGGATAGGAATTCATCCTATGCACATTGAAGATTTTAAAGAAGCAATTCATGAATCAATCTATGATGAAAATGATCGATATGTAGGACCTAGTACTATAGGAAAGCAATACCAAAATCTAGTAAAGTCAAATCCATGGATCAGTATGGTAGATCCGAGCGGAGGACCGTATATTAATGAGCATTCTAATCTAGATATTTTTGGTAAAGAATTCAAAGGCCTTTGTGTTCAATATTTTTCACCAGTTAAAACAGGTTATGTAATTAATACTTATGGTAAATTTGATCACCTAGCAGATACTAAAATCATAGGAGGTATAATTAATACTTCTGAATGATGAAACTTTTTTTAAACTAAGTATATAATAATAAATCCAAACGGATTAATAAGTTCTATGAAATTATGGGAAGGCACAGAACGGAAAACTTTAGGTAGCTCCTAAATGATTATTCCAATTATGTGTAGATGCGTTGCTGAAAAATTCCTGAGCAAAAGGGAATAAGGCACTTGGCTAGGGCGATGGTTCGCTGATATCTCAAATGAGAAATTCAGAACTGGTTAATCACCAGAGCTAAAGGTTTAACGCATTAAAAATCTAACAGAGATTTTGCAAAGACTTCCAGGTAAGCAAACCGCCGAATCCTGGTTAATGACTGAACAACGCAAAGAGTATGTGGCGTAAGGTACACTTGAAGATTATGATAATCAATTACGATGATTAAACCTCGGCCGGTTTAATTAAGTAATAGGACGGCAGTCCAAAGAGTGGTAGTCTAATATAAAGCAGCTTTCGTTAATAAAGGTATTCTCAAATCCTTTCGCATCGTCTTCCTTTTTTATTAAATCAATCAACAATGGCAAAAGTAAAAACAATTACAGTAAATGGTAAAGCTTCTGAGTATGATGTTACATATACTAAAGCGTATGTAGCAAAAATCATCTCAAATCAATCAGATTTATATTCAGAAGTCTCTTCAGGCAGTCTTCCATACAATGCAATAAAGGAAATTTACATAGATGGTATTTTAGAAGCTGAATTAATAGGCTCTAAACTTTATGCAGTTTTACCAAACAAAAAACCTAAATACGACCCTTACATAGATCGCCAAGAACCTGTGCAAGAAGAGTTTGATGAATCACATGCATTAGACGAGGTTTTAAATGATATGATTGAATCTATGAACGAAGAAGAGTTAGAAGAATTTTACGGGGAAATTCAAGATATGCATATAAAAGATACCCCAACAAAAATTTATCTACAAAGTGTTACTGCACCGCCACCGTACTGGGTTACTGATACTACATTAGGTGATGTAAAGATAAATTACTCTTCTTAAAATATATACAATAAATTAAAATATTATGATAAATGTTTATGCTTCTGATAATTGGTCAGATAAAATAACTTCATTACTTTCATCAGATGATTATAAAGTATATGATAAAGATACTTACGATAAAGCGCTGGCTACTAATCAATGGGTTATTGCAGTAAAGAGTGGTGAAGAACGATTAGTTATACAGACTACATTATTAAGGTTTTCAGAATTTGAAACCTTTTTTAATGGGTGTAATAATTTAAATGGTGTAACTGTAGGCAAAGGGTTAACGGTTGGCTGCTGCTCATTAATAAGACCAGGTACTGTAATAGGTGACCAAGTTTATGTTGGGGCCGGTTCAATTATAGATTTAAATTGCAATATTGGAGATGGTGTAACTATTGGAGATAATGTAACTGTAAATGAAGGAGTTAGTATTCCTAACAATACCACTATTCCGTCAGGATCTGTCGTATCAATAGAAGAGTAAATAACTTTAAATAGTAAATATTACATTAAGGACTGGTTTATGCCAGTCTTTTTTGTTTTTGTAAAGATTTAAGAAATTTCTCTCAAAAAATCCTGATCTTTAAAATAAATACTAAAAATAGTTCTAACTTTATGAAACACTTAATTAGCATTTTAATTGGATTAGTTATATTAACATCAACTAATGCGAGTGCTCAAAATGATTCTTTCTTTTCAAATTTATACCAAGACTTTTTAAAGTATGGTACTATCTATGGAGGAGGGGATATAAACAATTCTATTGAGGCAGCTGAGCCTACATATTTTTTACGAACTAATCCAGACGGTAGTATATACTCAATTCCTGATGTTGTTGATAATACTCCAATTTATCCATTTGATTATAGATACGGTTTTGGTATTAGAAAGTTAGCAAGATTTAATTATGAAAGAAAGCCAAAAAATTATTATGACGGTACCGAAAATCAATTAACATTTGGTGCACCTTCATCTGCTATACCTGGTTTGGAATATCAATTTCATTTTGAAAAGGAAAGATGGCGAGGTGAAGATTTTACTAACTATAGATTCTTTATAAAGCATACCGGTAAATATCATATTGCAAAAGTTCAAGCTAGAGAAGTTGGTAAAATTAATCTTAATTATAATTCAGCTGAACTTAGAGGAAGATTACCAATAGGCAAAAAGTTTAGTATATCTGCTGGGGCTATATTAAGAGGTCATGAAAGAGCTTATGGTTATAACCCTGTGGAAATTTGGCTAAACGAAACTAACGATAGTGGTCAAGCTATAAATCAATGGTATCAATTAGGATATGAATATGGTTACCAAGATGTTTTTTATACACAAACCAGTACAGATCCAAATACAGGTCAACCGGTAACCACACAAGATTGGTGTTGGGTAGATGCTGATGGTAATGAAGTAGCTCACTCAGATTTAGATTTTAGAGAAACGATAATGCCTGGTTTAATGAATCGTTTCAATGGTGAAGCCTGGGACTTATTAGATCCATGGATGGAGGTAGCCCCTATAGTAGGCATTGATTTTTATCATTATGAAAATAGATTCTGGGTACATGCTTACGCTAATTATATTTTACCACTTCATACATACATTGCTGGAGAAGAAGAATTTAGTTATCTTAACCGAAACAATTGGGGTCTAGGTGGATTAAGAGAAGATTCTGAACCGGAACAATGGTCTGATTATTCCTTTGGAACTTCATTAGGTTTTAAAGTAAATAAAAATCTTGGAGTATTTATTGAAGGTGAATATTCTAAAATGTGGGATAGCAAACTATACCAAACTATGTTTGGATTAAATTATACTTTTAAATAAGAATAGATTAAAATGGCAAAAGAGTTAAATGAAGATATTGGATTTAAGGTTAGTATTAAAACTTTATTAGCAATAGGTGCAGCAATGGCAACAGTAATCAGTATGTGGTTTGTATTACAAGCTGATATAGATGATGCAAAGAAATTACCTAAACCTGTAATTGAAAGAATGGAATTTGATATGAAGGATGAATTAATCAGACAAACTATTATGGATACGCAAGAAGATGTTGAGGAAATGAAAGAGCAACTGAAGAAGATTGATGAACGCCTTTATGAATTACAACAAAGAAGATAATATGAAAAAGATTTTAGTAATAATATTTTTACTAGCAAACATATTTGCATCTGCACAGAACCAAAGACATTTTTTAAATTGGGTATCTGATAAAACTTTTGATGAAAAAGTTACAGGATATGGTGCTTATGAAGATCACGATGATCATGATGTAATAGTTGTAGAATTTTACGCAGAGTTTAATAAAGATAATGCATTTAAAGATTGGGCAAAGGTTGATAAATTGGATGGGGTTAAATACTATAGATGTGATATTTCTAATTCACCCCAATTAAAAAAGGATCTTAAAATTAGAATGGCACCTACTATCTTACTTTATATTAGAGGAGATGCATATATTAAATTTACAGCTAAGGCTGGTTTGGATCTTAAATGCCCAGTTGATTATGATAAGTTAGTTAGAGCAATAGAAGTAGTAAAAATAGAATCTCAATATTAATTCTGAAACAAATTTATTAAATGCTATATAATTAAATATAATTTAAAGAAACTAAAGAAAACTGTAAACGTGTCTGTTTACGGCTACTCATTTGAAAATTTATGGAAATTTAAGTACTAGATTCATTTCTCAAAATATTCAAGTGTTTTATAATAAGTGAAAACAATTAATAACAAAAACAAATTTTAAAAATGAAAAATTTAATTTTAACTTTCGCTCTAACAATCCTAGTAGGTTTTGGAGCAAACGCACAAAATGCAAAAGGTGATTGGTACGTAGGTACTGGTGACGTTGCAAATGTCGCATGGACAGAATGGGCAATGGCCCCAACATTAGGTTACGGAGTATCCGATAAACTTATGTTAGGTTTAGGAATTGCACAAGCTGATTCAACTGAGGATCTTGCATTGGATATTCATGCAAGATATTTTATGAATGCAGGTGGACAGGATTTTTTCCTATACGCTGCTATGAGTGAATTTGAAACTGATAATCTTGAATTAGGTTTAGGTAAAATGTTCACATTCCACAAAGATGCTATTTTTGTTGATCCTAAAGTGGTTTACCATACTGGAAATAAAACAACAAATTTAACATTAGGATTTGGATTAAGATTCTAAAACTAATTTTTATAAATAAAAACCCAGGATTCTAGGACCCTGGGTTTTTTTGTGCCTAAACCTTATCTCTTTTTTCCATATAATAAATATAATGGATATCGGTCAATACATAAATAAAGATCCTAAAAAGTATTTCATTACTTTTGGAAATGGCTTATTTAAGAATAGGTCAAAAACTCTATTTGATGAAGCCACTTCCACTGGGTGGTTTGATGGGGTTATTATAGAATCTCCAGATACTATTCAGCATTTTATGAATTTACATACCAATCAATTTTCTAAAGGAAGAGGTTTTGGTTATTGGATATGGAAGCCTTATATCATACTAAGGCAATTAATGCAAATGAATGATGGTGATTATCTTTTTTACATAGATGCAGGTTCTAGAATACTCTCACATAAAAAAGAAAGGTTTAATGATTACGTTGGGTTACTAGATACTCAGCCAGTTTGGGCGAGCGGTACAACTTCATATAAGGTTAATCAATTTACAAAAAAATCTTTATTAAGAAGACTGGGTATGCTAGGCTATTCAGATTTATGCAATTGTTTACAAGTAGAGAGTGGGTTTATTGCAATTAAGAAAACTAAAGAAGGTATAACCTTTATACAAGAATGGCTTAATCTGTGCCTAGAAGATAATTACAAATATATCACAGATGAATTATTTGAAGAACAGGATTCTTGTTTTATAGAACATAGACATGACCAGTCTATTCTTGATTGTCTTATTAAGATTAATGGATTTAGGTGGTTAAATTCTGATTGTTATGGAGAAGGTCCATTCTTTCATAGTAGAATGACAGATAAAGGTCCTAGAGAATTTGCACCTGATTGGTGGCGAGGAGAACCTGACTATGATCCTAGCGTTCATTTGCTTTTACCTGATTATAGAAAAAGTAAAAAGAATCCTAATTGGTGGAAATTACAAAATGATGAAGAATCTAATATAGCAAAATCAGAGGAAGAATATCTAAACCTTAAATGGGAGTATTGGGCAAATGGTCATATAGCAGCTGGAGATAATGTAGATTGGTTAAAATAAACAAATCATTTTTTTACAATATAATAATAAACAAACAAATATGGAAACACTTTATTTTACCTTAGGTATATTAACGGTCTTAGTTATATTAGGATTCATTGGTATTGTTAATGTTTGGGGCAAAGTTTCAGACTTAAAAATAGTTGAAAGAGATCTTACTGATCATATTAATGAAATTGCAGATGATCTTAATGAAGAATTACAAACACTTGCTACACAAGTACATGATGAAACTGAAAGCCTTGATATTGAGATTAGAGGAGAAGTTAAAGAATTCAGTAAATATATTGATTCTCGTCTAGATAAATTTGAAGTTAAATTAAATACTCGTTTATCAAAAATAGAAGCGGCTGTTAGTTCTGTCATCGTTAATACCAACAAATAATTTTAATTGTGCCTTGGTGTAACTGGCAACACGTCTGGTTTTGGTCCAGAAGAGTGGAGGTTCGAGCCCTTCAGGCACAACATTATTAAGCTACTAAATATATACTATATGATTATAATTAAAAACAGTGGTAAAGACTCTATTGATAAAATGCTTAAGAAGTATAAACAGAAACAAAAGAGAACTAAGCAAATTAGAAGTATTAGAGAAAGGAAGGAATATACGAAACCGTCCGTTAAGAAAAGAGAGCAAAAACTTAAAGCAATCTACATCCAAAAACTTAGAGACCAAGAGCAAAAAAGGTCTTAATTATCTTTCACTTTACATGTACCTTTGTTATATTTAAATTAAATAAATTAATTATGAAATTAGACATAAGTGAATTTGATATGGATGGTACACAAAATACTGTTATCTTTGACCTCGATGGTACCCTTGCTGATATTGAAGAACGAAGAAAGTTTTCATCTACTATAGAAGGTAAGATGAATTGGGATGAATTCTTCAATCCTAAAAACATTGCAATGGATAAACCTAACCATTCGGTTATTATGATAGCAAAAATTCTTAAAGATGCTGGTCATACTATTGTAATATTATCAGGTCGAAGTAAAGCAACCAAAGATGCTACACGAGAATGGTTAAATGAAAATAATGTACCTTTTGATGTATTGAAAATGAGACCTACCAGTCATCCATTTAAGTGGATGCCAGACGATAAGTTAAAGAAGCACTGGTTAGATACATTATTTGAAGGTGATAAGAAAAATGATATTCTTTGTGTATTTGATGATAGAGATAAGGTAGTTAAGATGTGGCGAGAAAATGGGCTTGATTGTTTTCAGGTTGCTGAAGGTAATTTTTAAAAAAACAAATATGAATAAAAAACTATATAGAGGAAACGGTTATATTGGAGGCGTATGCGAAGGGCTAGGTAATTGGTCAGGTATACCATCCATTTTATTTAGAATCGGTTTTTTATTTGTACTACCAGCGGCATTTTGGGTATATCTTATATCGTGGATATTTTTATCTAAACCAGTAACATGCTCGGAAGATTTAGATTACGAATGGCATAATGAATCTAGTTAATATGAAAAGATTTTTAACTAAATTAGAATCAATAGATATTTTTCTAATTATAGCATTAGGGTATTTTGCTCTGATGCTGTTTTGTTTAACTTAAAAAAAATATATGATATTTAAATATGATAAAGATAAATTAATGTATAGTCAAGTATGTATTAAAACTTGGTTATTATATTCTTTAGGAATTTTAACAATAGTTCTAATAGTTGGTTTTTCATTTGGGAGAACCACTGCAAAGGAGGTTATCATTGAAAATTTACAAGAAGGGGAAACTCAAATTTTTATTACCGAGGTTGATACCTTTTCACATGATAGATTAGTGTCTATGTTAACGGATCTTAATGTTGACTACCCACATATAGTTATGGCACAATCCATTTTAGAAACTGGTCATTGGAAAAGTGATATCTTTTTGGAGAACCATAACCTTTTTGGTATGAAGCAAGCAAGGCGTAGAATTACCACAGCAGAAGGTACCTCAAGAAATCATGCTTACTATAATCATTGGAGAGAATCAGTATACGACTACGCTTTTTATCAATGTAGGTATTTAAGCAAATTAGATTCAGAGGAAGAATACTTTGAATACTTAGGTGCAAGTTATGCTGAAGCAAAAAACTATGTTAATATGCTGAAGCAAGTAATTAAGAAAAATAACCTAGAGGAATTGTTTAAATAATATCTTAAAGTTGTAAGGTTCTTGAGAGTTGAACCTAAACTAAAAATTAAGCTCTCTATATAATTAAATAAAAATAAAGATGAAGAAGATTTTAATGATGGTAATGGTTTCGCTTGGCCTACAATTACAAGCACAAACATTGTGTGACTCAAATATGACTTACACGATAGGCTCACAATATCAACTCGAGATTGCATTTCCAATAACTGGAAATAGCTTACCAGTTATGGCTCCTTTATATGCTATAACTTATGGTGGTCAAACAACATTAGGTGAAGATAGTTGTTTTAGCCAACCATGTAATCATATAGTGTACAATTACAATCCAACTACTGGAATGCCTTATGATACAATAACAACTTGTTTGTCTTATACTTTAACAGATACATTAGGTTATGTTGATACATTGAATTGTTGTTTTAATCAAGTATGGGATGGTCAGGCTTGGATGAGAATGTCTATGGGCGGTACTGTTGGTATAGAAGAATTAACTCCTACTATGATTGGTGATAATAAAATCTATGATGTATATGGAAGAGAATTACTTACTGCGCCTATTGGTCAGATGTATATTCAGAATAGAAAGAAGTATATCAAACTAAGATAATAAAAAGCTATAAGACTAAAAGGCCACTCATAGAGTGGTCTTTTTTAGTTAAATTATATTCCTAGGTCCTTATGAAGAACTTTCATAAAACCATCAAAAGTATGTTTCCCATAATCTTCTCTTAAGATTTTTCCAATTGCTAAAGCAAAATCTGTATAAGACATTGAATCATCTATCTTAATCATTGCTTTATCCATTGCTTTTGCTAATGCATCTGATTTTTTAGATTCGTCTATATTTGAAGTTTTCCAATGTTCACTATCACCAGCACCACGAGCAGGGTGAACTCCGCCAAAGTCCTGGTATGCAGGAGTACCTGTTGCATTAGTATCTTGCCCGGCCATTTCATCCCAATAATTTTTAAAATCTTGTACTGTTCCTTTATAATGGCGGATCTTACTTAAATCCTTTCGTTCTTGATTGTTTTCCATTATTTACCGAATTTTGTTTTGAGCTTATGAATTTCGGTCTGTACCTTTAATCCTTCAAGATCAATTTTATCCATTTTTATTTTTAATTCGTATAAAGCAATTGCATAATTATCGCCTCTATCTTGAGCTGCTCTATATCTTTGGATATTTTCTTTTTCCCTAGCTTTTAATCTAGCAGCAGCCTCATTAGGTTTAAATTCATAATCAGATGCTTCATTTAAATAGTTGTTAAATTTAGGTATCATTATACTTTATAATTTTTAAGGAGATCTTTCAATTCTACAATATCAGCAGGATTTAATTGAACATAATTTCTTCCTATGTTTATTTGCATACATTTTCTTCCTAAGCCAAAATCTTCAATATCCTTGGGTCCAACAAATGTAGTTATTTGCGCATTATCAGAACCTTTAATTCCAGCTTGGTTCCATGAACTAATATCAGTCCCTTCATTAAGAGTAGATTCGCCCATAGCAGAATAACTTTCACACGCTTCATCTATCTTATCGTTGATATGTTTTTTTGCTTCTTTAATATATGATTCTGCTGTATGTTCAGCATTATCATTAGATTCATAGCTATTTGCCTGTTCTGCTACATGATTACCTAGTGTTTGTACTGGGCCTACTATAGCGTTCATATCATATCCTGTTTCTGCTCGATTAGTTCCTCCTAAGGAAAAAGATGCAGAATCACTAGGTGCAAAACCTACAGGAATAAAATCTTCAAATAAAGGTACCTTTTTCATAATATTGTTATTTTGATTATATATTCATAAAACTAACTCGCGTTTTTACATATAAAAATAAACAACTTATTATGTCAGAATTTTTAAGAACCACCATGGGTCGTAAATTATTAGAAAAGGATATACCAAAATTATCATCTGCGTTGGAAAGAATTGCAGATCAGATGGAAATTAAGAACAAGCTCGAGGAAAAGAAGTTTAGGTTAGACGAAAAAATCAAAAAACTTCAAATTAAAGATATCAATGAAAAAGGATAAAGACATTACTTATGAGCAGTTTATAGCTCACATGAATAAAGGTAATAAAGTCTATATGAAAAAACCTAGATCATGGCAAAAGGTATGGTTTTGGTGGGAAAGCAAAAAAGAGAAGTGGTTTTTAAATAAAGCTTTTGATAAAAGAGAAGATGGTATTGTAAAACCAGAACCTTCAGTATGGATAACGGCAAAACAAATGGAATCCCACATGGATCACATGGTTAGAATGGGATATAAATATTATATAAATGAATAAGTTAATTTTAGCATTTTTGCTATTCTTTACCGGTCAAGCAGCAATATGGTTTCAAACAAATGGTCAATTTGTATGGCCTTGGTTTAAAAAGAATCCATTAACAGTTTCAGTTTTATTTGGAACTGCAATTAGTTACATATTAATTTATGGTACCAGGTTTATGGTAGAATACTATGATGGTTTATTATGGCCAGGTAGATTTATAGCCTTTGGGTCTGGAATTATTTCATTTACATTTTTAACTTGGTACTTTCTTGGTGAAGGGATTACCACAAAAACAATAGTGTCACTGTGTTTAGCATGTAGCTTAATAGGAATACAGTTATTTTGGAAATGAAAGACCCTTACAAAATATTAGGTGTTGATAAAACATCCACTGCTAATGATATTAAAAAAGCTTATAGAAAATTAGCCAAAGAATATCACCCTGATAAGTCTAAAGGCAATGAAGAAAAGTTTAAAGAAATTGCAGATGCATATGAAACTTTAAGTAATTCTACAAAGAGATCACAATATGATCAAGCTGCGAATAACCCATTTGGTAAATTTGAAGAAGGTTTCTTTGAAGACTTTATAAAAACAGGAAATGATCCAGGTTTTACTAATATGTTTAACCAAAGATATGGATTTAATACTAGGGGTGGTAATATTACTGCACAGGTTTACATTACTTTAGAAGAAGCTTATTTTGGATGTAGTAGGGAAATAAGAGTAGGTACAAGAGTTGTAAGTGTTGATATTAAGAGCGGTGTAAAGCCAGGACAGAGAATGAGATTAAAAGGATTAGGCCAAAGAGGAATGACCGAAAATCAAAACGGCGATCTTATTTTAACTGTATTAATACAAGATGATCCTAATTTTTATTTGGACCAAAAAGGTTTGCATACAATTAAGCATATAAGTTTATATGATGCTTTACTTGGAGGTAAGGGAGAAGTAAAAGTATTTGATAAAACAATAAGTTATAATATTCCTAAGTGTGTTAAGAACGGTACTATGCTTAGGATAAAAGGTAAAGGATTTCCTGCTTACAATAATTCTAATATCTTAGGTGACTTTTTCGTGAATATCCTTGTAGATTTACCTAAACAATTATCTGAGGAACAAGAAGCATTGGTTAAAAAAATGAAAGATATACAAGATGGATATTAATGACGAAGAATTTATGAAGTCATTATTGGATCAGTTAGAAAATCAGAGCTGGGATCAATATATGAATTTATGTTATAATACAATTATAATGTTTCCAGACCAGGTTTTACAATATGATGAAAAAACAGCAAAGCATAGAGTTAAAAGTTTAGACAAGATTTTACTACATTTTGAAGAAAGAGAGGATTTTGAAAAATGCGCCAAGCTTAAAGAGATTCAAGACAAATTAAAAAATTGTTAATAACTTTTAGAAAAAAGTCCTAGAAAAATTTTCAATTCCCAATTTTTTTTATTATATTTATAATATAATTAAATAAACGGAATATGACTGAATACACAAACATTACTTATTTACAATCCTTCTTGGAGGAAATGCAATCTTCCTCTTCAGGAAATCATAAAATTGCCACTCTTAAAAAGTATGCTGATAACTCTGATGAAAATTCTGATAGAGAATTCTTACAGAAAGTTTTCTTCTATACTTACAATCCTTATTTTAAATATAATGTAACTCCTAAGAATTGCAAAAAGAATTCTGATTTACTAGGTCACCGAAATACATACGGAAGTATTTTTACTCTGTTGGATGATTTAAGAAACAGAGTATGCACTGGGCATACCGCTATTGCAAATGTAAATAGATTTGTTAAAGAATGGCCACAATGGGAGACTATCATTTATTCTATTCTCAACCGAGATTTAAATATGGGCTGTGGAACTACTTCCATTAATAAAGCAATCCACCCAGATTTAATTCCTACATTTAAAGTGGCTTTAGCAAATGCATATAATCCAAAGAGGGTAAATTTTCAAAGTGGAGAATGGTACGGATCAAGAAAATTAGATGGTGTCCGCTGTATCTGCCGCAAGGAAATGAATACAGTTACCTTCTTTTCAAGAAACGGTAAAGAATTTGAAACTCTAGGTAAACTTGCAGATGAAATTTCTAAGATAGGTGGAGACTTTATCCTAGATGGAGAAATCTGTATGGTTGATAAAGATGGTAATGAAGACTTCCAAGGAATTATGAAACAGATCCGAAAGAAGAATCATCAAATTGAAAATCCTAAATTCTTTGTATTTGATTACCTAACCTTAGATGAATTTGATGATAAAGTTGGAACCACCTCTCTTACAGAAAGACTCCGTAATGGATATGATATTCTTCCAGAAAATATTAATTCAGATATGTTAGAATTCTTACCACAGGTTCAATTGACTACCGAAGAACAATTTACTGAAATGGCTAAAGAAGCTGAAGAGGCTGGGTTTGAAGGTATTATGGTTAGAAAGAATACCGGGTATGAAGGTAAGAGAAGTCATAATCTTTTAAAAGTTAAAAAATTCCATGATGCTGAATACACGGTATTAGAATGTATTAACGGTACCATGAGATGGACAGAAAACGGAAAGCAGGTTGAAAAAGAAGGTCTAAGTAATATAATTATTGAACATAAAGGCAATAAGGTAAGTGTAGGATCTGGATTCTCTAAAGAACAAAGAGAACATTACCTTAATAATCATAATGAACTAATCGGTAAAACTGTAACTGTTCAATATTTTGAAGAAAGCCAAAATCAGAACGGTGGATATTCATTAAGATTCCCTGTAGTAAAACACATATACAAGAATGGGAGGGATTGTTAATGTATCCATTCCATATCTCACCTGTGGTGAAGGAACGGAAACAGATTAATATATATTGTATGGAATTATTTGAGAAGTATAGAAAATGGGGGAAAGATATAACTGTCTTTGATGTTGATGATACTTTAATTGTAACCAAAAGTAAAATTAGAGTCTTTAATCCAAAAACAGGATATGAGATTGATCTTACACCACAAGAATTTAATACATTTAAAACTAAACCTCATGATAAGTTTGATTTTAATGACTTTAGGGATTTAGAAATTCTTAAGGCTGGTAAAATAATTGATTGGGTTTTTAATATTCTTAAAAGAACAATTTCAAAAGGAACTGCTGTGGGCATTATTACTGCGAGAGATGATTCAAAACTTATCTATGATTTTTTAATGCATAACGGGGTTGATGTTAATCCTGATTTTATATTTGCAATCAATGATCCTAGCTTAGGATTTACTGGATCTACTGCACAGAAGAAAAAGGATGCCTTTATGAAATTTGTTCAAATGGGATTTAGGAATTTTAAATTCTTTGATGATGATAAAGAAAATATAAAAATTGCAAACAGTCTTAATAAAGAATTACCTGAGGTAAGAATGAAGGCTACTTTAATAAAACAAAAATGGATTCCAAGCTTCAGCGACTTCAAATAAAACTAAATGCATTTACTAATATTTTATTAAGTATTAGAGATCTTTCAAATTCTTCTACTACTAAGGTTGGCTGCATGGCATTAAAAAAAGACTTTAGTAAAATAGCAAGCTTTGGGTATAATGGATCTTATAGTGGCGCTGGTACAAATAAAAATACTGGAACAGAAGAAGATTCTTTAACACCTGGTGAAAGTGGGTTTATTCATGCTGAGGTAAATATGATTGCTAAGTTTCAAGAATATGATCCACAAAATTACATAATACTCTTAACACTCTCACCTTGTAAAATGTGCACTAAAATTTTAGTTAATGCTGGATTTAAGCATGTTTATTGGATACAAGACTACAGAGACATGTCTCATCTTAAAATATTTAGTGAATGTAATGTGACACATGGTAAAATTTCTAACCTAGTAAATGACTACCACTCTATAAAGGACTGAATATATACAAAAAATAGTACATACTTTTGGTCGTTGAAGCATTAACATTTAAACTATCTCTTGATTTTTTTGTCTACTTAAAAAAGTACAAAATAGATGTGTCTAAAATCCGTGTAGGATTTTATGACCAAGTAAATCAAAAAACTGAATTTACGGATTTTAACAGCATTGAAGAAATGGAATTATTCTATCAGAATAATTATGTTCCATTTGATCCTTGTTTTATTGGTGATATTGTTTCTATACAATTATTCTTAGGGGCAAGTGAACTATATGAATTTACAACTGAATATAGAGCATCTGATTTAACAGGTAATTTTACATTAACTGAAGGGTCTTCTTTTGATATTCAAAGAAATTCACAACGTTCAGTTTTTGTAAATAGACAAGTTTCATTTATTAACAAAGCGGTGAAAGAGTATAGAAAATATTGGGATGAAATTTATAGAATATATACATTAGGTATTTACTCACCATGTTACGCAGTACCTGGTTGGTCACAAGGGACATGGTATTTAAATCAATTAAGAGAGGTGTTTACATCAAGAAAAGATACTGATGAATTTCCTTATGATGATGCTACTATTATTAATGAACCACCTGAATAAATAAAAAAAGATAAGATTAAATGGCATTCAATCTAAAAGAATACATCATCTACAGAACTGAGGTTCAAAGAGAACTTTTTAACGGAGAGGTAGATGAAAACTTCAAGGCAGTAGCAAACCCATGGGTAGATAATAGGTCTTACGATACCGGGCATGTAGTATATCACCCAGTTGAGGTTGTTAGTGCTACTGGGACTCCGGAAGAAACCTTAACTTGGTGGAGAGCTAATAAAAGAACAACACAAGGCGCGTTTGATACTAATGAATGGGATATCATTGGAGGTATAGGTACTGGTGATATAACAGTAAGTGGATCAAATGGGTATGGTAAAGTATTAGTTAATTATACTGGCCCAACACCAGCCCTCGCAGCGGATATCGATTTTACATTAGCGTCTACAACTGATAATGATACTCTTAGATTAATAGCAGGCCCAGGTATTAGTTTTCAATATGACAATACAGTTAAGGCAATTAAGATAATAAATAATGGTAATGCAGGTGAGGTAAATCAAGGTTTAAATATAGGAACAGGTGGACAAGATTTGTTTGCTGGAATGAGTGGCCAAGATTTAACATTTAGAGGGCTTAACGTAACTAATGTTACCGGTACTGGTGAAGTTTTAGAAATTCAATTAGATGCTGGAAACAATAACGTAGTTTATAATTTTGATGAAGGTGCTCTTGAATTACAGAATTTAAATAGTGGGCAGCCTCTTATTGATTATTTGGATGATGTTGCAATAACTAATGTACAGAATGCTGATCTTTTACAATGGGATGGTAATAATTGGATAAACATTGCACCTAGTTCTGCTGGTCTAACTGGGGCACAAGGTACGCAAGGTACACAAGGTATTCAAGGTACGCAAGGTTTACAAGGTATTCAAGGTTTACAGGGTACTCAAGGTATTACAGGAACTCAAGGTATTCAAGGTATTCAAGGTACACAAGGTATTCAAGGTATTACAGGTGCAGGGACTCAAGGTATCCAAGGTATCCAAGGTATTACAGGTGCAGGGACTCAAGGTATCCAAGGTATTCAAGGTATTACAGGTACAGGAACTCAAGGTATTACAGGTATTCAAGGTACACAAGGTATCCAAGGTACAACTGGAGCCGATGGTACTTTTGGGGGTGCTACTTTCGATTATCAATTTAATACAACATTAGTAGTTGACGATCCTGGTTTTAGTTATGCTTCTTTAAATACAGCAAACCAAAGCCTAGCTACCATTATGTCTATAAATGATAATGGTGTTACTGGAACTGACATATCTACGTTCTTAACTACAATACAATCAAGTACTTCTATACCTAAAGGGCATGTTAGGATATCATCAAAAGCTGATTCAAATGAATTTATACTTTGGCAAATAACTGAAGTATATGACAGACCTTCTGCTGGAGGTACATGGTGGGAATTAGAAGTAGTACCTGTTGCATTTACTGAAACTGCACCATTTACTATGGATGAAGACATATTAATATCATTTGTTGTAACAGGAGATAAAGGTGCACAAGGAACTCAAGGAACTCAAGGAATTACAGGTTCTCAAGGTGCACAAGGTACATTCGGTACTCAGGGAATTACTGGTGCAGGGACTCAAGGTATTCAAGGTATTCAAGGTTTAACTGGTGTTGGGGCCCAAGGCGCACAAGGTACATTCGGTACACAAGGTATTCAAGGAATAACTGGAAGTGTAGCCTTTTTAGGTAATTGGTATTTAAGAGATACAACAACAGGGGTAGCTGATCCAACATCTGGTGAATTTATTGGAAATTCTACAACAAATTTTAGTAATGTCACTTTCTTTGAATTAAATACAACAGACTGGGGTACTACAGGTTCTAATGGTATAAATAGAGGAGCATACTTGGAGAAGGTTTGTCCTGGATCAATTATGCATATTGAAGATCCAACAACTGGTGATGAATGGCAATGGGAAGTAGATGATAATGTTCTCTCTTCTTCTACAACATTTAGAGAATTAACTGTTACCTTTCTTGGTGGACCAAGTGGTATTGGAACACTGGATTATGTATATGAAGTTAGATTTGATACTGCTGGTTGCGAAGGCGCCCAAGGTATAACTGGTTTACAAGGTATACAAGGTATAGCTGGTAGCATTTCGGCTCAAGGTACTCAAGGTACACAAGGAATTACTGGAACCGGGACACAAGGAACTCAAGGTATTCAAGGAATTACAGGAACACAAGGAACACAAGGTACACAAGGAATTACTGGAACAGGAACACAAGGAACACAAGGAACTCAAGGTATTCAAGGAATTACTGGAACAGGAATACAAGGTATACAAGGAATTACCGGAACTGGTACTCAAGGAACCCAAGGTATAACTGGTTTACAAGGTATACAAGGTATAGCTGGTAGCGTTTCGGCTCAAGGTACTCAAGGTACACAAGGAATTACTGGGACAGGAACACAAGGAACGCAAGGAACTCAAGGTATTCAAGGAATTACTGGAACAGGAATACAAGGTATACAAGGAATTACCGGAACTGGTACTCAAGGAACCCAAGGTATAACTGGTTT